CATGGCGCTATTGCGCTTCCGCCAAGGTGGATTTATCCGTCTGCCTACGGATGAACGGGACGAAGAGCTGCCGTATCAGCGCCGGGTAGAGTACTATTGAGGTGAAAAATGGCCGGACTTATCAAACCTACCCGCGTCACAAAGGGCACAAAGCCCACAAAGGTGCCGCGTAAGCCCAAAATGAATGTCACGAAGCCTACGTTTATGACGGCGGGGACAAATATGCGGAAAACTCGCCCCAATGCTTGAAGAACTCGTCCCTCCGCCGCCGACAGAGATGCGTGAAGAGTATGTGCGCATGAAAAAGCGGCTAGCTGTCGTGAAAGAGGGCATTATGCGCCGCGGAAAGAACATCCCCTACGATCTGAAAGTCGAGGAAGAGATTCTGAGGGCAAATATTGCCCATTATGCGCTTCTCTGGGGCTTTACAGAGTAATTTTGGCTTGCTAGAAATTAGGTGCGGGGTAGAGAAGCGGCATCTCGATTGGCTCATACCCAGTAAATCGCAGGTTCAAGTCCTGCCCCCGCCACCAATCACCATCCCCCTTCCTTAAACATACTAATTACTGCTATAGTGTCCCCAAACCTGTAGGGAGATGCTTACATGGCTATTTCTAAGCCGATGACGCCGTCAGATATCGAACTCATGGACCCCAATGATGGTGGTATTGAAGTCGATCTTGAGACTGGAGAGACTTCTCCGGCAGAAACCACCGTCACCGAGACTGAAGATGGCGGAGTAGTCATTGATTTTGGCGGTGCGGAAGAGTCCGAGACCGCTACAGACCACGATGCAAACCTTGCGGAGTTCATGGAGGACTCTGACCTCGGTTCTCTTGCCAACGAGCTCGTGGATGGGTTCCTCGCCGACCAGAATAGCCGCAAAGAGTGGTCTATGGCCTATGTGAAGGGTCTAGACCTGCTGGGCATGAAGATTGAAGACCGCACGCAGCCGTGGGCTGGTGCATCAGGGGTCTACCACCCGATGCTGTCTGAAGCTGTGGTTCGCTTCCAAGCACAGGCCATGGGTGAGCTTATGCCCGCCAGCGGGCCCGCACGCACTAAGATTGTAGGCAAGATTACCCCCGAGAAAACGCGTCAAGCGTACCGGGTCGAGCAGGAAATGAACTACCAGATCACGGAGCAGATGCCTGATTACCGCAACGAGATGGAGCAGATGCTGTTTCGCCTGCCCTTGGCGGGTTCAGCGTTCAAAAAGTTGTACTTTGATCCCCTTGAGAAGCGCCCGGTGTCTCTTTTCGTCCCCGCGGAAGACTTAGTAGCCTCATACGGGGCCTCTAACCTGCGTACTTGCCCTCGTTACACCCACTTGATGCGCAAAACGGCCAACGAGATCGTCAAATTGCAGTCTGTAGGCTTCTATCGGGACGTGGATTTGCCTGATCCAGCGCCAGATCGCACTGATATTCAAGAGAAATACGACGAAATTGACGGCCAAGATCCGACATATTTGACCGATGATACCCGCTATATCATCCTCGAAATGCACGTAGATGTCGATTTGCCGGGTGAATTTGCCGACGAAGACGGTATTGCACGCCCATATGTCGTCACTATCGACAAGAGTTCTAAGACAATTCTGTCTATCCGCCGTAATTGGTACGCTGATGACGAGACAAAAAAGAAGCGTATGCACATCGTGCACTACCCCTACCTGCCCGGAATGGGGTTCTACGGCACAGGTTTGATCCACCTGATTGGTGGACTCGCGAAGTCGGCTACGTCGATCCTGCGGCAGCTCATCGACGCTGGCACCCTGTCTAACCTCCCAGCAGGGCTTAAGTCGCGCTCCTTGCGTATCAAAGGGGATAACACTCCTCTGATGCCCGGCGAGTGGCGTGATGCAGACGTTGCAGGCGGTACGCTCCGCGACTCTCTCTTCCCGATGCCGTATAAGGAACCCTCCTCCGTCCTCTATACATTGCTTGGGAACGTGGTCGAAGAAGGACGGCGTATCGGTTCCGTAGCCGACATCGCTATCAGTGACATGGGGGCTCAGGCCCCTGTGGGCACAACGCTTGCCATCCTTGAACGTAGCCTAAAGGTTATGTCTGGGGTTCAGGCCCGTCTGCACGCTGCTATGAAAGATGAGCTTCGCCTGCTGGCAAGCATCATCAAAGAGTATATGCCCGCCGAGTATGACTACGAGATCGAAGGTGACTTTAACCGCCAAGACGACTTTGGCGGGCCTGTAGATATCATCCCAGTGTCTGATCCGAACGCTGCAACCATGGCGCAGCGCGTTATGCAGTACCAAGCAGCACTTCAGCTCGCACAACAAGCTCCGCAGCTCTATGACCTTGGAAAGCTTCACCAGCAGATGCTGGAGGTTCTTGGCATCAAGGACGCAGACAATATCATCAAGCTGCCGGAAGACATGAAGCCGCAAGACCCTGTCACTGAAAACATGGCGATGCTTAAGCAGGAGCCCATCAAGGCATTCCTGTACCAAGACCATGAGGCACATATCTCGGTGCACATGGCTGCGATGCAAGACCCGAAACTGCAACAGATCATCGGCCAGTCTCCGTTTGCTCAGGCTATTCAGTCCGCTATGACTGCGCACATTAACGAGCACGTAGCGATGTCGTATCGTAAAGAGATCGAAAAGCAGCTCGGCGTGCCGCTGCCTGCCGAGGGCGAACCGCTCCCAGAGGATGTCGAAATCCAACTGTCTCAGCTCGTGGCGCAAGCGGCGCAGAAGATGCTCCAGCAGAACCAAGCCGAGATGGCCCAGCAGGAAGCACAACAGCAAGCGCAAGATCCGCTGACTCAGATCCAGCAGAAAGAGTTGCAGATCAAAGAGATGCAGGTCCAAGGCAAGCTGCAGCTTGAGCAGCAGAAACTCCAAGTCACCGCGCAGAACAATGCCGCAAACATTGAGCTCCAGAAAAAGCGTCTCGAGTCCGAGGACAAACGTGCGGGTGCCCAGATTGGGGCCCGCATTGCCACGCAGCTTGATACCAACAGCCGCAAGGATAAGCTCGAAGGCGCACGCCTAGGTGTCCAGATCGCGCAGAACCTCTCGGGTAAGGGTAAGTCCAATGGAGAGTGATATTTTTCTGGCGCTGCTGCGGCGCATCAACGAGCGCAAAGAACACATAGAACAAGGTCTCGCCCTCGGCGGGGCCAAAAACTTCGAGGATTACTGCCGTTTGGTGGGCGAATACGCTGCATTGAACGATACGGAAGCAGATATCAAAGACCTTGAGAAAAGGTATGTTGAACTGTAGGATAACTTAGCTTACTACTTAACGACATCGTGGAGTAGTTCCACGCAAGGTAACGACAGTACCTAAAACTGTTGCGGAGATTGAAATGTATACGGCTGATAAAGTCGATGACGCAGAAGTCCTTGCAAAACTTCCTAACCCAGTTGGCTACCACATCCTGATCGCGGTACCTGAGCTGAGTGACACCACCAAGGGTGGCGTGTTTATTCCCGACAAACTCAAGCGTGAAGAAGAAACGGCCTCCGTTGTGGGGTATGTGATCAAGCTTGGCTCAGAGTGCTACGTGGACAAAGAAAAGTTCCCGAATGGCCCGTACTGCGCTGAAGGCGACTTCATCATCTTTCGCTCGTACTCCGGCACTCGCTTCAAGGTGCTGGGTAAAGAGTTCCGTCTCATCAATGACGACACCGTGGAAGCGGTTGTCGAAGATCCACGGGGGTATAGCCGCGCATGAGTGACGAAAATCAAACCGACGACGAAGGCGAAATTGAGCTGGAAATCATCGACGATACTCCAGAACCTGACCGCGGTAAGCCGAAAGCTACGGATACGCAGGCCGCTGCAGCTTCTGACGATGACGACGATCTTGAAGGGTACTCCGACAAGGTTAAGAAGCGCATCAACAAGCTGAAGTACGACTACCACGCCGAGCGCCGTGCTCGCGAAGAAAATGATCGCCTCAAAGAAGAGGCCATCAACATCGCGGTGAAGCTGAAGGAAGAACGGGACCAGATGGCCCGCCGTCTGGAAGCGACCGAGGATGTGTCGGTTGGTCAGGCTAAGCAACGCATCACCACTGAGCTAGAACAGGCTAAGGCACAGTTCAAAGCAGCTTACGAAGCTGGTGATGGCGATGCCCTAGCAGACGCCCAGATGCGGATGACTGAGCTCAAGAACGAGGAATCTCGTGTTAACTCGTTCCGCCCGCAACGTCAGCAGCCGCAAGAACAGCAGGTGCAGCAACCTGCCCCGCCCCCTGCAAGCCCGCCGCCTCCCTCTAACCGCGCAACCACATGGGCCCAACAAAACCCGTGGTTTGGCAAGGACGAGGAGATGACGGGGTACGCTTACGGCGTGCATGAACGCCTCATTAAGCAAGGTGTTGCGCCAGATAGCGAAGAATACTATAATCAAATAAACACATCGGTTCGCCGTGTGTTTGCAGAGAAGTTTGACGGTGGGAATACTGAGGACAAGACCCCTCGCCGTCAGACGAGTTCCGTGGTGGCTCCTGCTGGTCGTCAGACCAATGTCACACCCCGCAAAGTTGTCTTGACCTCCACTCAGGTCGCACTCGCCAAGCGTCTGGGTCTGAAACCTGAAGTTTATGCGGCGCAACTCCTCAAGGAATCCTCAAATGGCTGAACGCACCCCCCGTACCTTGCAAACCCGCGAAGCTGGTGAACGCAAAAGTTCTTGGAAGCGGCAGGCTATGTTGCCGACCCCCGATCCCCGCCCCGGAATGAAATTCCGCTGGGTTCGCACCTCCGCCTTGGGTCAGGGCGACATGACAAATGTGTCAAAGCGGTTCCGTGAGGGCTATGTGCCTGTAAAGGCTGTAGAATTTCCCGAGCTCCATATCATGTCTGATGTTGGCTCGCGCTTCCCTGAGAACATTGAAGTCGGTGGTCTCTTGCTCTGTGCAATTCCCATCGACATTGCAGAGGATCGTACCCAAGGCCAAGCCTCCGAAGCGCAAGCTCAGATGGAAGCTGTGGATCGTAACTACCTCCGCGAATCTGACCCACGGATGCCTGTCCTCGCGCCAGAGCGTTCGTCCCGCACTACGTTTGGTAAGGGTTAACCTTACCTAGTTCCGAACTAAGCATGGAGCAGACATATGTCTACTGTTGCTACTGGTTATGGCCTTAAGCCAATCAATCTGATTGGTGGCCAACACTTCAATGGCGGTGTTATCCGCGAATACAAAGTTACCGCTAACAACGCAGCGGCTATCTTTAATGGCGACCTCGTCGTCCTGTCGTCGGCTGGCCAGCCTTCGGCTGTTACCGCAACTCCCGTTGCTGTCAAGATTCCGGCTACCTCCGCAGACGCTACTGCAGGTATCGTTGGTGTCTTGGTCGGCGCTCGTTTTGTAAACGCTGCAACCAAACAACCCGTTTGGTACCAATATCTGCCAGCTAACGCGGTCACCAACTCTGTTTCCGGCACGGAAGTGTGGATTCAGGTCATGGATGACCCCGATGCGCTGTACCAGATCAAAGGTTCCGCCGCGTTGGGTACCTTCAACTCGGGCACCGCTGGCTCTGGTTGGCCGGGCGCTATCGGCAAGAACGCCGCGATTTCGTTTGGTTCGGGTGGCAGCACCACGACAGGCGCTTCGAGCGTTGTTATGGTCGTTGGAACTAACGGTGGTTCGCTTGCTGCAACTTCGACTCTCGCTCTGCGTATTGTTGACGTTGTTCGCGGTACTGAGTCGGATGATTACCCAGAGTTTGTCGTCAAGCTGAACGTGGGTGTTCATTCTTATTACAACTCGCTCGGCGTCTGATAGGAGGGCTGATCAATGGCAATTTCACGCGCACAGGCTCTCAAAGAACTTCTGCCCGGTCTGAACGCTCTGTTCGGTCTGGAATACAAGAAGTACGAAAACGAGCACACTGAAATCTACGACACCGAGAACTCGGAACGTAGCTTTGAAGAAGAACAGAAACTGTCCGGGTTCGGCGCAGCTCCTGTGAAGGACGAAGGTGCGGCCATCCGCTACGATAACGCACAGGAAGCGTTCACGGCGCGGTATACGCACGAGACTGTGGCTATGGGTTTCGCCATCACTGAAGAAGCGATGGAAGATAACCTGTACGATTCGCTGTCGGCTCGCTACACGAAAGCTCTGGCTCGCGCCATGGCCTACACGAAGCAAGTCAAAGCGGCCTCGTTGTTGAACACGGGCTTCACCACGTTCCAGTCGGGCGATGGCGTTACCCTGTTCAGCACCGCACACCCCACAGTGTCGGGCATCACCAACTCGAACCGCCCCACGACTGACGTTGACCTGAATGAGACTGCTCTCGAGCAAGCTGTGATCGACATCGCTGCGTTCAAAGACGAACGTGGTCTGCTGATTGCTGCTCGCCCGCGCAAGCTGATCATTCCGCCATCGTCTCAGTTCATCGCTACCCGTCTGCTTGAGACGGAACAGCGTGTGGGTACCGCCGACAATGACATCAACGCATTGCGGAACAACGGTGCAATCCCCGGTGGTTATGCTATCAACCACTACCTGACTGACAACGACGCATGGTTCCTGACCACTGACGTTCCGAACGGCATGAAGCACTTTGTGCGTACCGCCATGACGACCGCCATGGACGGCGACTTCGATACTGGCAACGTTCGCTACAAGGCTCGTGAGCGTTACTCGTTCGGCGTGTCTGACCCGCTGGGTATCTACGCTTCGCCCGGGGCATAATAGCTCTTGGTTTTATGGGGGAGGGCCGCTTTATGCGGCCCTTTCTTTTTGTTTTGTTACGCTGTACACTGCATTAGTTACTACTGGGTCTAACTGCCACCCTGACCGCGCCCAGCGGACTTTGCACAGACAGAGTGGCCCATTGTGCAAAAGGAACCCAACATGGGTAAATCTACATTCTCTGGACCAATCCGCGCTGGCAACATCTATGACACCACTGGTACAACCCTTGGAACTAACGTGAAGAACGTGGGTTCCGTTGTGATGGTGCAAGTGTATGCAGTTACGCAAGCAGACAGCGCCACGGCACTTGCAACCACCATTGTTCTTCCGGCAAACAGCCACATCCTGAACATCCAGCTTCTTTCGACGGTTGCTTGGTCTGGCGCCGCCACCACCATCAGCGTTGGTACAAGTGCAACGGCTACGGAGCTTGTTTCTGCTGGTGTGACCAGCGGCGCGATTGGTTTGGCTTCTCTAACCCCCGGCACTGATGCAACGCGCACAGCGAACTGGGACGACACAGGCACTGCTGATAAGCGCATCTTTGTTCTGTCTGCCAACACTGGTGCTGGCGTGGGGACTATCACGGTTCGCTACATCCAAGCACACGACTTGGCATAACTGAAATAGAGCGGCCCCCAAGTGGGGCCGCGTCCACAACGCTTCAGGAGTAGCAAATGGCTGGTAGTACGACTGCATACCGTAACGCAGACGCAACGGTGTCATCCTATGATGCCCGCGCCGTCACGACGAGTGACACGACAAACATTGCCCCTACCCGTGGCTTGTACATTGGCAGCGCTGGGAATGTGGTTGTTGATATGGCCTACGGCACGACAATCACATTTGTAGGTGTGCAAGGCGGTACAGTGCTTCCAGTTCAAGTGACCCGCATCTACGCCACCAACACCACAGCAACTAACATCGTGGCTCTGTACTGAGATGTTTGTAGGGATTGGCATGAACCTTGTGCGCGGTGGGGCATCTTCGTCCCCCGCTTCCCTCTTTGCAGCTTCAGAACCGGGCGCTTGGTATGACCCATCTGACCTGACCACACTGTTCCAAGACAACTTAGGGGCCACGCCTGTAACTGCCCCCGCCCAGACTGTTGGCCTGATGCTGGATAAGAGCCAAAATGGCATTGGGACTAACGGTGCCTCACGCCGCAACCTGCTGACCTATACGGAGCAGTTTGATAATGCTGTTTGGACAAAACTCAATGCGAACGTAACGGTCACAGCAAACACAATTACTGCCCCAGATGGCACATTAACAGCAGACACTGGAACAATCTCAGTTGGTGGAACGGATAGCGGCTTACTTCAAGCTAAAGCCATCGCCAATAACTCGGATGCTTATACAACTAGCTTTTACGTTAAGCGCCCCGCTTCCGAAAACGGCTTCCGTGTTGATACACGTTTCACTGCTGGAGGAACGGCTATTACCTACGCTATTGCTGTGAATTGGTCTACTCTTGCCATAGTAACCGTCTTCGGCGCTATAGCCCCTTCAGCAACATCAATTACGGCAGTCGGTAACGGCTGGTATCGAGTTACGATGACCTGTGCCAACAACAGCACTGGCAACATAAACGGCAATGTTCTTATTTATCCATCCACAGCAGCGAACGGACTAGTAATACAAACTGGTTCTATCTACGTCTGGGGCGCACAGTTCGAACAGTCTGCCACCGCCACCACCTACCAGCCGATCACCTCTAGCTGGGCCGCTACCATCCCCGGCAACCACGCCACACAAGCCACCTCCACGCAGCGTCCCATTTACGGGATCAACCCCATCACGGGGACACGCAACCTGCTGACGTATTCAAGTTGGTCTGATGCTGTTGGAGGTTCTCCGGGGACAGCACCTACTGGCTGGGCCTTCGGCCAGATACTTGGCACAACAAGCCTTGTTGGGGGTTTGGATGCACAGGGCGCACAGGCAATTCAGTTTGATGCGGGCGCTGGACAACGCCTATACTACAACCAGTTTGCCAATGTCGTCGCTGGAAACACATACGCTCTTTCGGCGGAAATTGTTGCTGTTTCGGGGCAGGGTGGCGTAGTACTAAATATTGCGTCAGGAACGGCAGTTGGAACAGTAACAAATGTTCTTAATCCATCTGCGGCTGGGCGTGTGACAGCTACATATGTCTGCACTACGTCAGGGACCGTTGGGTTGCGAATTGGGCTTGGCGCTACTACAGGCATTGGCGCTACCGCTTCTATCACCTTTAAGCAGCCCCAGTTTGAACTTGGTTCCACCGCCACAGCCTACCAGAAGGTCGTGTCGCAGTACGAAGTCACACAGGCTGGCGTTGCATCTGCATCCTACCTTGCCTTCGACGGCGTGGATGACGGCATGGTCACGGGAACGATCACGCCCGCCATCGACAAGGTGCAGGTGTTCGCTGGGGTGCGGAAGCTGAGTGATGCTGCGATTGGAATAGTTGTTGAACTTAGCGCACTCCAAGGTACAAATAATGGAACATTCAATATTAGAGCGCCAAATGGTGCTGCTTCGGCAAGTTTTGCTATGTTTACCTCTGGAACTACTACTGCCGCTATTGGTGATACTAACAGTGGAAACGCAGCACCAGTAACAAAAGTTGTAACTGGAATTTCTGATATTTCTGCACCAAGTGCTGCACTAAAACTAAATGGCACTCAAGTAGCAACATCAACTGCAACCCAAGGAACAGGCAACTATCTCGCCTATCCGCTCTACATTGGTCGTCGTGGTGGGACTACGCTGCCATATAACGGTCGCATCTACAGCCTGATCGTGCGCTTTGGGGCTAACCTCACCACAGGGCAGATTACGGCCACCGAAAGCTGGGTAAACGGCGAAACAGGAGCTTACTGATGGAAACCACAACGATAGCTTGCCCGCCAGGTTTCACTGACCCCAACGTCGATCCGGCGACCGCGCCGATCTGGACAGATGGCACAACCGATTATCAAGTAGCTTCTGGGCCACTGGATGGTTACACGACATCTGATCCTATCCAAGCACAGCCAGATCGTGTTAATGTGGTGGTGGGCATGGATGGCCTTGATGCCCTTGCAGCAATGGGTCTGACGGTTAAGGAGCCTGTAGATGGCTAAGACCCCGGCGTGGACCCGCAAGGAAGGTAAGAGTGCCTCTGGCGGTCTCAACGCCAAGGGCCGCGCATCCTACAACAAGGCCAATCCCGGCAAGCCGGGGTTGAAGGCTCCACAGCCTGAGGGTGGACCACGCAAAGCTTCTTTTTGCGCCAGAATGACAGGTATGAAGAAGAAGCTTACGAGTGCTAAGACGGCTAATGACCCCAATAGCCGTATCAACAAAAGCCTTCGGGCGTGGAAATGCTAGGAGAGTAAGATGGCAATCGGTCGCGGCAGCATGATGAAAGAGCTCTTTGGCAACCGCCAAAAGGCTAAGAAAATGGCGACAGGCGGTACTCCTACTCCCACGGATACGATGAACCAGCGCGGGCGCGATATTGCTGAACAGGCGCAAGCAGGGGGTATGAAGATGGCTACGAACGCTCCTTCGCGTATTACGCCACTCAATCCCGCGACTTATTCTCAGGGTACGCCTCCTATGCCCAGCATGAACGGCCCCGTGCGGACGATGAAAAAAGGCGGCTCTGTACGTGGTTGTGGCTGCGCTACCCGCGGCAAATCTGGCGCAAAGGTGTACTGATGGTAAAGAACTGGATCGCAGGCGCTATCAAAAAACCCGGGGCCCTACGCTCCGCGCTGAAGGCTAAGCCGGGTGAACCCATCCCAGCAAAAAAGCTTGCTGCTGCGGCTAAGAAGCCGGGCAAACTGGGCCAACGTGCGCGTCTCGCCGAGACCCTTAAGAAGATGAAGTAACATGGGCCGCACCAACGAAGCCTTGTGGGAACAGTCCAAGTCGCAGGCGAAAGCCAAGATGGGCGGTAAGCATTCTGCCCGTGCCATGCAGCTTGCTGGGAAGATATACAAGGATAAGGGTGGGGCCTATACTGGCGAGAAGACTGCCGCTCAGAAGTCTATGTCGAAGTGGACTAAGGAAGATTGGGACACAAAAAGCGGTAAGAACTCCACGGTCGGGCCGAAACCCACCGGAGAACGCTACCTGCCAAAGAAAGCTCGTGAATCCCTAACAACTTCAGAGTATGCTGCAACTACGAAGGCAAAGCGGGAAGGCACAAAGGCCGGAAAGCAGTTTGTCGCACAACCGAAGAAAATCGCCGCCAAGACGGCAAAGTTTAGGAAGTAGACATGGCTGTTATCGTACCTGATCTGCCAGAGCTTTTCGAGGAAGCTTACGAACGCGCTGGTATTGAAATGCAGTCGGGTTACGACCTGAAAACGGCCCGCCGTAGCCTTAACCTGCTCACCCTAGAGTGGCAGAACCGGGGCTTAAACTTGTTTACGATTGAGTCAGGCACGCAGGTTCTGACCGCGGGCACCGCCACGTACATCTTACCTACGGGCACGATTGATCTGATTGAGCACCAACTGCGTACAGGGAGTGGGACTTCTCAGGTAGATACCTACCTAGAGCGCATCAGCGTTTCCACCTATTCGCAGCAGACTAACAAGCTGATCACGGGCCGTCCCACACAGATCTTCGTGCAGCGCCTCGCTACCGAGACCAAGTTCACTCTGTGGCCCGTCCCAGATAATACTCAGCCGTACACAGTTGCGTACTACCGTCTCAAGGGTATTGATGGTCTGGCCTCGGGTATTGGTGGCGATATGACCACGGTGCCACCGCGCTTCGTGCCTGCCCTCGTGGCGGGCCTTGCGTATTACATCGCCATGAAAAAACCCAAGTCTCAACCCTTGGTGCCGCAGCTCAAGGCCATCTACGATGAACAGTTTGAGCTCGCTGCTGATGAAGATCGTGACCGTTCTTCGGTTATGTTTGTTCCTTTCAACTCCATGATGCTAGGTAACTGAAATGCCCGCATACGCCCGTGGTAGTAAAGCTTTTGGATTCTGCGACCTCACTGGGTTTCGTTACCCTCTGAGCGAACTTGTCTGGGAAATAAAGCTTGGGCGGCGCACTGGGTTTCGCGTTGGTAAAGATGTTGTCGATCCTGATCACCCGCAGTTGTATCTCGGGCGTCTAAAGATCAATGACCCACAGGCACTAAAAGACCCGCGCCCCGATACCGCAGAAGCGGAAGCAAACGCCATTTGGGGGTGGAACCCTGTCTGGAATCCGCTGCAATATGCGGTAGGATCTGTTGGAACTGTAACTGTAACCACGACATAAGGAGGCCATCATGGCCATGAAGATGAAAGAAGGCTCTGCTAAGGATATGCGCGAAGACAAGGCCATGGCCAAGAAGCGCGGTATGCCTATGAAAATGTGGGAAAAATCGGCTGCTGACAAGAAGCACGATGCTCCCGAGAAAATGGCTAAGGGTGGCGCTGTTAAGAAGATGAACTACGGCGGTATGATGCCTCCTCCCGGTGGCGGTGGGGCTAAACAGTTGGGCGGTGGCACTACTTTTAAGGGTAGCGACCCCAGCGGCGGTCGTACAATTGACTCCGGTATGTCGGGCCCCGGGCGAAACCGCGGCAATATGCCTCCTCCTATGTTGCGTTCCCCCGGTGGCCCCGGTGCGCCTCCTCCTATGCTGCGTACCAGCGGCATGATGAAAAAGGGCGGCGCGGTTAAGAAGTCTATGGGCGGCACTGTTCGCGGTGCTGGTTGCGCTACCCGCGGTAAAACCGGGGCGAAGGAATACTAAGCCATGAACTATACGCAACTCAGCCAAGCGATACAGGACTACACGGAAAACACGGAAACCACTTTCGTGAATAATATTCCTACGTTTGTTCGCCAGACTGAGGAACGTATTTATCGCTCCGTGATGATCCCGGAACTCCGTAAGAACGTCACAGGCGCTTTGACGAGCGGGAATAAATACCTCGCTCGTCCTTCCGATTTCCTCTCCGTCTTCTCTCTTGCAGTGATTGACGGCACGGGGGAGTATCAATACCTCATCGACAAAGATGTGAACTTCATGCGTGAGGCATATCCGTCACCGTCAGTAACTGGGGTGCCAAAGTACTACGCGCAGTTCGACGGGGATATCGCATCCACAAGCTATGGTAACTTCATTCTGGGCCCGACCCCAGACGCTGCGTATCAAGTAGAGCTACATTACTACTACGACCCTGCCTCTATCGTGGATACTGGAACATCGTGGCTTGGTGAAAACGCCGAGACTGTGCTCCTGTACGGTTGCTTGATTGAGGCTTATACCTTTATGAAGGGCGACGATGACCTCGCAGCTAAGTACACTGAGCGTTATCAGGGTGCACTAGCCAACCTTGGCCTCATTGATGTACGTAGTAAGCGCGATGATTATCGCGATGGACAGATTAGGACAAACACATGAGCTTTGGTAGCATGGATATCCCAAGGGATATCCCCCTTGTGCAGGTGCATACAACGTCTGGTCGTGGCTTCACGCCGGAAGAGGTTGCAAAGCGCTGCGCTGATCGCCTGATGTATGTGGCTGACAGTGCGCCACTTGAGATCCGCGAACAGGCAATGGCATTCAAGGATCACATTGAGAAGGTCGTTGCCATCTATATGCGCGAAGCTATCGCCAGTGACCGCACAAGTGTGTATAATTCCCTTAAAGATGCGGGTCACCCTGACCTCGCTGAACTGATCAGGAGGATCTGACATGGCATTTACTGGTAACTTCATGGCTACGTCTTTCAAGACAGAACTCTTGAAAGGTTGTCACGACTTCACGCTCACCACTGGTGACGTATTCAAGCTTGCACTGTACACCAACAGCGCATCGTTCACCGCTGCCACCACTGCCTACACGGCGACCAACGAAGTGGGCGCTTCAGGCTCCTATGCCGCTGGCGGCGGTACTTTGACCAACATCACAGCAGTGAACTCAGGGACCACGGCATTCGCTGACTTTGCCGACCTGACCTTCACCACGGCAACGATCACTGCCCGTGGCGCTATGATCTACAATACCACACCAAACACGACATCGTCGGCTGGCTTGACTAACCCCTGCGTTGTGATCTTGGACTTCGGTGCTGACAAGACCTCGACCGCTGGCGACTTCACCATTGTGTTCCCCACTGCTGACGCAACCAACGCCATCATCCGTATCGCATAAGGTGATGCCGCTATGTCCACTGGATACTTCGCAAAAGTAGTCGATGGCATTGTAGAAGCTGTCATCAGGGCAGAACCTGAATACATCGCAGAGAACCAAAGCCTCTTCCCGGAAAACTGGGTAGAGGTTCCTGACATGGATCAGTACCCAGCTATAGGGTACACATGGACCCAAGATGGCGGCTTTGTGCCGCCTCCAGTAGATGAAAGTGTAGTGTAGGAATGGTCAAGTTCGTCAACAGAGCGAAGATGACCACATCCACCACTGGTACTGGGACTCTC